ACAAGCTCAAGAAGGAACTGTGAGGGAGGTGAGCTGTGGCGTTGACGACTCTCGCCGACCTGAAGACGTATCTGGGCATCACCGATGCGGCAGAGGATACTCTGCTCAACCTGCTGATCGCTGACGCAGACGCGGCGATCCTCGGCTACATCGGTCGCACTATCGAGCAGGCCACGCTGACCGAGTATTACAGCGGCGACGGGACGCAGATGCTGGTCCTGAAGCAGCGGCCAGTGACGGCGGTGACTTCGGTCCACGTTGACGACAGCGGCTACGCCGGTCAGGGCAGCGGGGCGTTCGCCAGTGCCACCGAGTGGACAGCGGGCGAGGACTTCTTTATCCGCACCGAGGTCGAGAACGAATCCAACACCGGGGAACTGGTGGCGATCAAGGGACCGGGGACGTTCACCGCTGACCACCAGCCGAAGACCTGGGGCGAGTGGCCGAGGGGAACCGGGAACGTCAAGGTGATCTACGTCGCCGGGTACGCCACCGTTCCGAGCGACCTCGCCGGGGCGTGTCGGATACTCGTCGCGTGGATGCGAGCCAGCCGCGAGAACGGGATGCCGGTGAAGTCTGAGAAGCTGGGGTCGTACTCGTACACGCTGCTGGAAGACACGGGCGTGCCGGAGCTGGCGACGATCAGGGGCATCTGCAACCGATACCGGAACATGATTCTGATATGAGCCTGTCGGGACTCCTCACGCAGCGAGCGACGATTGAGCGATGGGCACGTACGGTTGATGACTACGGTGAGGTCGCTCCGACCTGGGCCAGTTCATCGACCGACGTGCCGTGCCTCGTGCAGCAACGCAACGGGAAGATCGCCGATACACCGGCAGGCCGGGAGTACGAGTTCAGCGCGGTGGGATTCTTCAAGCCGGGGGCAGACATCAAACCCCAGGCCAGCGACAACGCGGACGGCGACCGGATCGTGGTGAACAGCGCGACCTACGAGGTGCGTGGCGTAGGCGACGAGACGGGCAAGGGCCGGGTGCTGACCGTATACCTGGAGAGAACCTGATGGCGGCGATGCCAGGGGCCAAACTAATTGGCGCGGCTAAGTTTCAGAAAGCTATGTTGACCGCCGGGACCACCCTGAAGGTCGGCGTGCGGAAAGGGCTGGTGAAAATCGCTGTCGCCGTCCAGCAGCGGGCACAGCGACGTGTGCCGGTGGGGACGAAGGGGCAGGGCAGCATCAGGCCCGGCACACTGAAGCAGTCGATCAGGTGGGAGATCGTCGGAACGAGTGCGACGATGATGGAAGCTCGGATAGGGACGAACGAGGACTACGGCATTTTCGTCGAGTACGGCACGGCGCGGATCGCCGGTGGCGATGTGAAGGCGTTGGGCATGGGTGACAACATCAGCGACGCGGACGCAGTACACTCGTGGCCCGCGTTGCTGGCGAGAAGTGGCAGCCAACAGCAGATGCCGTGGCTCAGGCCAGCAGCCTACGAGGTACGCCCCCACGCCAGAGCAATAATGACCGAGGCCATGTACGCAGCGAGGCCGAAGCGTGGCTGATCTGTCAGAAGTCTGGAAGGGGATGCGCGACATCCTGGTGGGTGACGCCACGCTGACCGCGATGCTGGCGTCGGCGTCGTCGGTCTACGAACGTGACCCGCCACTACAGACAGGGTTCCCGATGCTGACGTTGTGGCAGGTGACCGACGGAGCAGACAACCGGGTGAGCGGCTACGGTGAGTTCCGAGCTGACGTGCAGATCGACGTGTGGTCAACCAGCCCCAGGACCAACGAGCAGATCAAGTCGCGTCTCGACGAACTGCTGGAGATCCCGAGAGTGGTGACGACGCAGATCAGCACGACGAATTACAACGTGACGAACTGCACTAGGACCAACGCCCGATTCGTTGGTACAGTAGAGATCGAGGACGACGGAAAACACATCAGGCACCTCGCCACCGAGTGGCGGGTAACGATTCGAAAAACGACATAGCAGGAGATGACTCATGGCGATTGGTGACATTGTAGGTGGCCCGGCTGACGTGGAGCTGGGTGCAGCAGCGTCGGAAGCGACCATCGGAAACACGACCGGGGGAGTCACCGCGACAGTGACTCCACAGAACCGCGAACGGATCGTTGACAAGTACGGCTCGACCGCCATCGCCATCATCCATACGGGTGACGAGGTGCGGGTGACCGTTCCTTGGGCCGAGTGGGCGCAAGCGACGCTGAATGAAATATACGACCCCGGCACCGACGCCGGTACGTCGAAGGGCGTTGGTCGGTCGGCTGGTTACATCTACACGACCCAGTCAATGGACATCACGCCGTTCCTGACAGCCGACGCCGCCAAGACCGTCGAGTTCTACTCGGTGACTCCCATCGGCGAGGTCAGCATGGCTTTCAATAACGACGACGACCGCATCCTCGAAGTCGAATATGCCGCACTTGCTGATACCACCAAAACTGACGGATCACTTATCGGATTGCTGAACCTGAGCTAGTCGCCGCTTGAGTCGCTCCACGCCGGACGCTAGGCTAGTCGGAAACCACACCGGCTGGCCTAGCGTTTTTTTACGGAGGAACACGGATGGCGAAGAAGAAGGATGAGCGACCCACGACGCTCGACGTGGAGATCAGCACGGGCGAGACGATCACGGTGGGTATGCTCGACTGGAAAGGATATAAGACGATCAAGCAGCCAATAATCGACCGAATGGCGGCACGGGCAGCGGAGGCCTTTTCCGACCCTGCTGTGATGGAAGGGACAGGAGGCGCGGCTGCGATGGCTCCGCTCCTGGCGGGGCTGGACGAGGCGATGAGCGAGGTTACTCCCCAGTTCGTCGATGCGTGCGTGGAGGATAAGAACTCGCTCGGCGTGGTGAAGCGTCCGGTCGATTGGCTCAAGCTGCGAGAGGCGGCAGCGAAGGTCAACGACCTGAATCAGATCCTGGAACTGGAGGGAAACGCACTGGCGGCGGCGATCAAGAGCGTGATGAGCCGCCTGATGGGAGCGACCGACGATGGTGGGTTCCAATTGAACACAACCTCGCCTACGCCTACGGCTGGACAGTCCGCGACATAGACCGGATGCCCTGGGTGGAGGTGTTTGACCACCTGCACGAAATCATCCAGAGCCGGGTCGGCGACGTGCGTTGGGCAATCGCTGCGGCGTCGTATCCGCACATGGAGAAGGGGGGGCGCAAGTCGGTCGACAAGTCGCTGGAGGACTACGCGGCGGTCGAGGTGCGACCGGGGCGGGGGACGACAGACACCACGGACAAGCACGCCGCATATGACGCGATGCCGGACGAGGCTCGGCTGTTGTCCATCGGCAGCTCATTGGCGAACGAGGGAATGGCGTTCCTCGACCGACGACCTCATCACCGGGAGTGGCTGGACGGGAAAGGCATATCGCCCGACGATGCCCGGTTGCGGTATACTGAGTGGAGAGCCGAGAAGGACGCCGCCAAGGCGCAGCGGGCAGGCGGTGGTGATCCGGTGGGTGGAGATGATTGATGGCGGACACGGTCACGCTCGGCACGGTGGTGATGAACGGGCCAGTCGGCGGCGGTCAGAGCGTTCGCCCGCAGCCACGCTTCGTGTCGGGGCGAACCGTCAACGGGACGACCTACGCCTACCAGAAGAACGACGCGACGCAGAACATCTGGGTGCTGGACTTTCGAGACCTGACCGCCGTCCAGAAGACAGCGTTGCAGACATATTTCAACGATGTCGCCAAGGGGCCGAGCAACACGTTCACCTACGTACACACCGACGCGACGGTCTACAGTGGGGTCAGGTTCATCGACAACGTGCTGGAGTTCTCGCGGATCGACGGCGGTGCGTTTTTTTCCTGTACTGTCAAGTTGCTGATCGCTGCTGAGGTGAATGGCTGATGCCTGGTGAAATACAAACCCTAGTCACAGTCTTCCGAGCGAACGCCAAGCAGTTTCACATGGCGGTGGCGAGGATGTCGGCGTCGGTCAAACGCCTGTCAGCTACGACCGCGACGGCAGGCAAAGCCATCGCGTCGTCGTTCGCCAAGATCGGCATTGTGGCTGGCGGTGCGACCGTCCTGGCAATCAAGCACTTCGCGGAGTACGAGAAGCGGATGGTGGCGGTGAAAGCCGTCACGGGGGCGACCGGCAAAGAGTACGCGATGCTTCAGCAGAAGGCAAAGGAGATGGGTGCCACCACCATCTTCACCGCCGAGCAGTCCGCCGAGGCGATGCAGGTCATGGCGATGGCCGGGCTGACCACGACCGAGATCATGATGGCGATTGGCCCGGCGATGGAGCTGGCCGCTGCTGGTGAGATCGAAGTGGCAGAAGCCGCTGACATCGCAGCCAAGACGATGCGCGGAATGCAGTTGACTGCCAAGGACTTGACGAAGGTCAACAACGTGCTGATCGGCGCGTTGACGACGGCCAACACGAACTTGACGCAGTTGGGCGAGGCGTTGAAGTACGTCGCCCCGCTGGCGGCGGCGACCGGCACGAGCATCGAGGACACGGTGGCGGCGATTGCCAAGCTGTCTGATGCCGGGTTCCAGGGGTCAATGGCTGGCACCGGGTTGCGTCAGATGATGGCGAAGCTGGCGGGGTCCACCCCGGCAACGACTCAGGCACTCAACGATCTGGGCATCCAGACGACTGACGCGGCTGGCAATATGCTGCCGCTGTTCCACATCATAAGGCGACTACAAGAGGAGGGAGTAACCGCCGGTCAGGTCTTCAATATGTTCGGGTCGAGGGCTGGCCCGCAGGTGCTGGCCCTACTCGGTGTCGGTGCGGATGCGCTGGAGGAATACTCGGCAGAACTGACGGCGGCAGACGAAGCGGGTATAGCCGCGAAGATCACGCAGGAAAAACTGAACTCGGTCTGGGGTCAGTGGAAGCTGATGGTGTCGGCTGTCAGCGGCGTGGTCATCGAAGCCGTCGAGAAGATGCTGGACAGCGTGCGGGGATTGCAGGCCAGCTTCCTGTCGTTCTTCGACGACCAGCAAAAACGGCAGGGATTGATCGAAGGTCTTGCGGCGATGTTTCGCAAGACGGTTGTTGTAACTCAGTCGCTCGTCCACTGGATGGTTCAGGTCGCTCCTGCCATCGGGCAGGTCTTCAGCATGTTCGGGCATGTGGTAGGCGTCTTGGCGGACTTCCTCGCACAGCATCCAGAGGTGCTGGCGGCGTTCGTCGCGTTGAAGGTCGCCAACATGATAGGGCTGGTCCCGGCGATCATGGCGACCGTTCGTGCGTTAGGTGTGCTGATAGTTCAGATGGGCGTCGGCGCGATAGCGGCCATCGGCAAGCTGATCGTGGCCATCGCCGTCGGATTAATGACATCCCTGATGAACCTGGCGGGCGGCTTCACCATTATGGGTGCGGCAGCGGCAGCGGGATGGGCAGCGGCGACTGTAGGCGTCAGCCTGCTTATCACGGCCCTCATCACGGCAGTCGCGTGGGTGGTGAAAAACACCGACAAGATCATGGACTGGGTGAAGTCGATCACCGGCAACCTCATCCCGAACCTCAAGAAGATCGGCGGCTCGGTACTGGATTGGCTGCGAGCGCGGTGGGAGTCGTTCATGGCGTACTTCACCGGGAAGGCCATGCCGATCATCCAGTTGCTCGCCGACACCTGGGAAAAGGAGCTGTGGCCCGCGTTGATGGCGGTGTGGTCCGTCATCACTAAGGAGCTTATTCCAGCGTTCGGAGAACTGATCGGCGGCGTCGGCGGCGAGTTCATGACTATCCTCAAACTGGCCGCCGGTATCGTGTTGAAGTCGTTGGTGATGGCGTTGAAGAAACTGGCGTTTGTCGCCCAGTTCCTCATCGCTCCCGCCATCAGTTATTTCGCGTCGCTCATCAAGCTGCTGACCCCCGCCATTGTGGGGCTTATACGAACTGCGTTGATGCCGTTGCAGGTCACGCTGAAGATCATCAGTACACTGCTCGACGCGATGCTGTGGGTGTGGGAGAAACTGCACGGCCTGATCACAGCAGGCATCCCGTCCAACAGACTGTCGGAGCAACAAGAGAAACGTCTTAAGGAAATCCGGGAACAACACGCCGCCATTGAAGCTCAGCGCGAGGAGCAGGAACGTCTGAACGCGGCGACGCTGGCACAGCCGACCACGGAGGGTGCGAAACCAGAGACTCCGAAGGAACGACAGGCGAGACTCGACAAGCAGGTCGGCCACAAGCAGCAGGTTGTCACGTTCAAGACCGGCGGAGGTGGTGCCGGTGCTGGTCCTGGCGGCGGTGGCGGCGGTGGCGGCGGCGGCGGCGGTGGGGGTGATCCGCGTGGGATTTTAGACCAGCGCGAACAGGAGAAACGCGAGGATGCACTCGAGAAGCAATACGGCAGGCAGACGGCAATGGAGTCGGGTGAGTTCAACGACTTCCTCGACAGCCGCCCGAGTCAAGGGATGGTCGACGACTACCTCGACACTCTGGACGGGATCAGCGACGCGGATCGCAGATCAATCGCGGGCCGTTACGACCAGCAGGACGAGGCCAACGACCGACTGCTTGAGCAGGACTTGGCTCATGCTAACACGAAGATGGAGGAGGATCGTGCCGCCAAGACCAAGCACCTTGAAGACTGGCGAAGGATGGGAGTGTCCGAGGAGGAGCTTGCGAACCAGCAAGCACGCAACAACATAGACCTCGAAAAGCAGAAATCGAAGTGGGAGACGGAGGTTGGCCAACGTAATGACGCCCGGCGACAAGCCAACGCCGACCAGGCGGACGCGGACTTCCTGTCTCGTCGTGCCGCGCACAATGCAAGGGTGGCCGAGCAGGACAAACAAAACGACCTCGTGGCCGAGGCTAACCAACAGGGGTCTCTTAACCGCAAGCTGGAAGCACAGCGGACTCATGGCGATAGCGAGCTGGCGTTCGCCACAGAGCAGACGCGCACCCAATTCGCCGAACTGAGTGCGCTGTACCAGCAGGGCCACATTACTCAGGATCAATACAAGCAGGGGTTGGCCCAGCTCAATCACGGCTTTTCGACCGGGCAGCAATGGGCATCGAAGCTGGCAAACGCACAGCGACTGGTGGCGCACTCGTCGGCTGCGGTACAGGCACGAATCGCTGGGGTGCGGACGCGGTTCCTGGAACTTCAGAAGCAATTCCAGTATGGGCAGATCACTCAGTCGCAGTACAACATGGCCTTGCAGCAACTCAACAAGTCGATGGATGAGGGAACGGATGCGGCGAAGCGAGAAGCGGATGCGAAGCGGAAGGCGATACAGCAGACGCAACGAGCAACTCGCGGCGGTGGTCCTGGCGGCGGCGGCGGCGGGGGCAAGCAGGTGGACGGCAGCAAAGCTCACAAGCTGGACGTGCTGTTTCGCAACCTGTCGATGGCGCAGTCTCGGGAGCAGTTGCTGAATCCCAAGCCGTTCGGGCGAGATGTGGCAGGCTTTGGCATCAAGGGAATCCGGCAGCGGGGAGCAGCCTTCGCTCGTGCCCAGATGGACGTGAAGGCTATTCAATCAGCCATCGCCAACTTCCAGCGACAACAGATGATCGGTCCGATGATGGCAATGAGGGCCAACCAGCCTATGCGTGGTTCGCTTGCCGGTGACCCAGGCATGGTGACCGAAGGCAACGTCACGATAGAATTGCCAAACGTGACTCGCGTGAACAACGAGGACATCGCCTCGCTCGCGGATCGGCTTGATGAGGAAAGGTCACGGCGAGGCCACTCGGGCATCC